GGAATCGCAAAGAGCTTAGAGCGTGTCGTTCATCTGATCGAACGACAGAATACGCTGCTCGCCGCGTTCCTTCGGACTGCATCAGCTGCTCGAATCGAGGAGAAGGATTCCTCCACGGAGCAGTATGACGCTCTTCTCGGAGACATCGTTTCCGAGGTGCTGGCTAGAGTAAAGCCAGGAAGGGGCACTAATGCCGGAGATGGATCTCGGTAAGATCCTCGAAACTCAAAAGGCGCATCTCGAAAGCTTCACCAAGACGTTTGGAGCACAGCTCGAGGAAACGCTACTCATTCAGGTGGATGGGAAGCTCGCGCCTATCAGTGACGAGGTAAAGACGGTTGGCGACTACGTCAAGAAGTTGCAGGAGCAAGTCGCCTCCTACGAAGCGGAGCAGAAGAAGCGAACGACCGGCGTCATGCCTGGCCTTGAGGATGAAATCGAGGCTAACGGTGGCGTTGATCTGAGCAAGGCGCTCCCCGGACTCCCGACGTTTGACAAGAATTCTCGTGACTGGTCTCTCGTTCGAGAGAACACGGAAAAGCAGCGTGGACTTGCCGGTTACGCCCGCGCACAGTCTCACGACGATGATGCAAAGGGTGGCGTCCTTGTGGCAACACAGATGCTTCCTGGGTTCATCGAGCTTGCGCGCGCTCAGACCGTTGTCTGGGATCCTGCTCTGATTTCGGTGTTCGACAATCTCGTGGGTGCGCCCGTCGAGATTCCGACCGAAACCTCTGCGGCTAGCGTGTCGTGGGTTGGCGAAGTCGAGGCCCCGACGGCTACCGATGTGAGTTTTGGCGAGGTTCGTTTCCAGCCGAAGAAGCTCGCGTCACTCGTGAAGTTTTCCAATCGCCTGCTTCGGATGTCACCGAATCTTGCGATGAACATCGTACAGAACAACATCGCGAAGGGCATCGGTCTGGAAATCGACCGAGTGCTACTGCGTGGTTCTGGTGTGAGTGGTGAGCCTCGCGGCATCATCAACACTCCTGGAATCATCGACGTCGAGATCGCTGCGACGGGTGGCGACTTTACGTATGCGATTGCCAACAACATGGTGATTGAGCTTGAGGGCAACAACACTGCGGTAGGGAATCTGGAATTCATCTCGCACCCGCGAGCCTTCGGGCAGATGCGTGCGGAACGGATCGCTCAGTTTTCTGCGGACACCACTGGCGCTTATGTGATTCTGCCGATGACGGACGATCAGATGCGCGCCATGCTCGGGTATGGTTTCCGAAAGACGACCGTGCTGCCGACCAACCTGACGAAGAGCAGCGGAACGGCTCTCACCGAGGTCTACTTCGCAAACTGGGAGGATCTCTACTTCGCTCTTTGGAGCCAGATCGAATTCAAGTCGAGTGACGTGACCGGAGACTCGACGGGCTCGGCTCTGTCGAAGGATCAGACTTGGCTTTACGCTTTCACCGAGTGTGATGTTCAGCTCGCACGCGCCAAGTCATTCGCTCTTGTTAACGACGCAAAAACCACGTAAGGGGAGGAGGTTAATCAAATGAAGGAAAGTGCAGATCAATGGTTGAAGCCGATGTGTTCCGTAGCGGGCACTTTGGCAGACACGACCATCACGGGAATCAGCATCGACTGCAAGGACTTCGAGGAAGCGCTTGCTTACGTTCAGACGGGTCAGTTCTCCGGAACCGATCCTGTGTGCACGGTCAAGTGGCAGTCGAGTCCGAACGATTCGGATTGGACCGACATCTCGGGAGCCGTGCACGATGCTGTGAAGCTCGACCCCAACCTGATCGTGGTGAGCGTGGATCTCACGAACATTGCTCTCACGGTTGCGGCACAGCCGACGAATCCCGCACGGATTCAGGCAATCGTCACGGATTCGACTTCGACAATCACCGTCGGAACGCTGACCATCGTTGGAACGCGACCGCCAGTGCTTGGCGAGATCGGAAACCAGGCGATCACTGAAGCGCTCACGTTTACGGAGGGCGCGACAAAGAAGACGAACGGATATTTCACGACCGTCACGAGTGTCACCGCTTCCGCCTTCGCAACTCTGGGCGGATCTTCGGATGAGACCATCGTGGTCGGAACGGAAAACTCCGGGCCTCTCACGCCGCATATGGGACGTCTGAACCTGACGCAGCTTCCGCGATATCTCCGTGCTGTTGCGACCATCACCGGGACGACTCCCGTGGGTGAAGTCGTGGCGTCGTTGATTCTCAGCGGTGCGCAGGATTTCCCTGTCGTTCCTGTGGTTCCGAGTGAGTTCAGCGTGTAACACTTTCGCTGCGAGGGGGTCAACATATCGGCCCCCTTGCAGCACGTTTCTTTTTTCTCAGGAGAATGAGCATGAGACAGCCGGATCTGGAAAAGCTGAAGGGCAAGACGTTTGTGGCGCAGCTTCGCAAAGGTTACTTGATGGTCGTGGGTGACGACGTGGTTTATGGCCGCGCTGAAATCACACTGACCCCAAAGGCGCTTTGGGACAACTTCCACAAGATCGAGAACACGAACGAAGCGAACGACTTTCTCGGGTTGGAGCGTGCGCCGAACCGCTTGAGTGCTGAGGAGGAGATGAAGAAAAAGCGCATCGGGCAAACGGACACGATGCGCGATCTTGTCAACGCGATCATTCCTGGCGTCGTGGAATCTCTCGTTCCTGCGATTTCCGCCGCTACTGCGGCTGCGGTCAAGACTGCGCTGCAAGAACTGAGGGATGAGAGCAAAGACGAGAACGACGAGAAGCCGAAGCGTGGCCGCACACGTAGGGTGTCGGAGGAATCGGGGCTCTAGGCAATGCCTACTGATCTCAGGCTTGCGACACTTGCCGATCTGAAGCTACAGCTTCTAATTGCTCCGGGTGATCCGGGCAGGGATACAACACTCGCTGCTTTGCTTGATAGAGTGTCTCGGATTATCGAAAGGTTCTGCAATCGCAATCTCATTAAGCGTGCCGCATACACCGAGTATCACACGCTCGACGAATCTCGCTCGCGGATTTGGACGCTCGACTTTCCGATTGTCGCGATAACGAGCATCCATGAGAGCACGGATCAGACCTACGATTCCACTACGCTACTTGTGGACTCGACTGACTACGTTGCACACAAAGGTGAGGGCCGCATAACTCGCGTGAGTGGGTCTTCGCGGATTAGTTGGGATGCTGGGTTTGAACGGTCAATCAAGCTCATTTACACCGCCGGATATGATGACGATGCAAACACCAAGACAAACATCCCGGACGATGTGCAGGACGTGTGTCTGAGACTGGCGGCAATTGGGTACCGTGAGATCGAGGAGAAGCTTCAGGGATTGTCGGAGAGAACGGCCGTCGGTGGCGCTCAGATTCGTGGCCTAACTCGGGAGCTTAGCAGTGCTCATTTGACTGAGTCAATGCAGGATCAGTTGCAGGCGTTTGTGAAGATGGATCGGATTCCGACTGGCGAGCGTGACTAATGGCCGGAAGGAAGCTCACGCCAAAGCAAGCGGCTCGGATGCTGCTGAATTTCGAGAAGAAACTTGACCGGGTTGTGATCCGAGCTTTCAACGTTGGCCTTCGCCAAGCGCATAAGGCTGCACTCAAGAACCCTAGCATGCAAGGACTCGGGAAAGGGAAGAATGCACGTCCACCGAATCCGCCGCCGGGGCCGTTGGGAATTCGCACGGGCCGACTGCGTCGAGCAGTGGATATCAACAAAGCGAAGAAGGTAGGCGACAAATGGATAGGTGGGTTGAAGGTTGATCTAAACGCTGCGCCTTATGGAGCTATCCATGAATTCGGCGGCACAACTTCGGCGCATGTGATTCGGCCTGTAAACAAAAGCATCCTGAGCTGGATGGGTCCGGGAGGAGTACGAGTGTTTGCGCGGAAAGTAAACCATCCGGGCTCGAGGATTCCGGCTCGTCCGTATCTCGGGCCTGCATTGAAACGAACCGCGCCACAGATCGCTGGAATCATTGACTCCTCCATTGCCGAGTTAGGTAGGGAATTCTTCTAATGCCTGACGAATCCAAAGGCGAGCTGATTCTCGCAACGTTCCTGACGAAACTTGCGGGAATCACTGCGGGCTCGACGATCCACTACACCGTTGATAAGGCGGCACGGGTTCATCAGTTTGATGAGAAGGACCTGAAGACGGAGGTTAGCGATACTGCTTTGCTTCGTGCGGATCCTGAGACCATCGACAGCATCACTACCGGCGGCAGGGACGTGCTGATGCACGTGGCTGTTTTGCGAGCGCAGCTCATCACGAAGTCGCAGACGGATCCATTTGAGGATCAGGATCCGATCATGGAAAAGATCGCACGGCGGATGATTCGTGATCTGGAGGTGATACTGGACGCTGATAGAAACTTCGGATGCCAGATCATCTTCTTCATGATGACGGATCGCAGCTTCTACAGAACCGCGAAGCATACGATTGGAATCTTGGAACTAGACATGCTCTACAACCATAGATACGGTGAGCCTTGATGAGAGAATTGGCAGACCTTCGGGAAGATGCACGCCAGCAAGGTCTCATGCTTGTGAGTTTGACCGCAAGAGTTAACGCTCTGGAGGCTCTATTGCATAGCATTCTCGGGAGTGAGCAGGAACCGACGCTTGAGGAGAAATTCCAGGCGAACCGTAGGGACCGATTGTCGAGACAGCACACACGAGAGCGCGTTGAATACATGTCGAGGATGGTATGAAGCGCTATCCGCAGATTGCATGGCACGGCTACCCAATGACTGTGAGAGGGGAGGCGCGTGGTTATCTTCAAAGCGCATACTTTCTTCGGGAGGCTCTGAAGAATGCGCTCGGGAATCGCTTTGTTGATTCACTGAATCCAAAGAGCCCGGCACATCCCAAGATTCACTTTCACTATTGCCCGCCGCATTTTTTCCGGCCTGTACCTGGGAAGGTAAACGTCCTGCTCACGATGTGGGAAACGGAAACCCTGCCAGACGAGGTGAGGCAGTGCGCTAGGCTTGCGGATATCAGTTTGGTTCCGTCGCATTACTGTGCGGCTGTCTGGAAAAAGCACAGGCTGAATTGTCATGGTGTGGTTCCGCTAGGAGTGCCCGAGGCTTTCGTTGACACGAACATGACGGACCATTCCCGCAGTACGCTACTGCTGCCGAATCAGGAACGTGAGTTGTTGGTGTTGTGGGCAGGTTCGAGGCAGAAGCGGAAAGGGTGGCAGACGCTGGCTCCCGCTTGGAAGATGGCTTTTGAGGGGATACCGAATCGGGCGAGGCTCTACGTCAAGACGATGGGTGAGCCTGACAATCAAGGCGTCGAGAGCTACAACGGCGGGAAATTCTTTATCGATACTCGCGACCTTGACCCCACGCAAATTCTCTCTACCTCGTTTGGTGAGGGGTTTGGGTTGACGACTTTGGAGGCCATGGCGACGGGTGCGCTTGCGATTGCGCCTATAACTAGCGGCCATTCCGAATTCTTGACCACGAATAACTGCGTTGTGTTGCAGGCCGATCATGTCGCGCAAGCTGACTACGGAACGGGGCCTTTCATGATTCGGGCGCCTTCGGTCAAGACGATTGCCGCTGCGCTTCGGAACGTCTATCGGATGTGGGGAACACGTCCACTAGAAGAGCGGCGCACGCTTGGGATTCTCACGGCCCGCAATTTCACGTGGTCGCACAGTGCCGAGAAACTGTTGACGATCATCCGCAACCTTGTAATGCGCGAGGGTCCAAAGGTCGTGCCGTTTGCTCGGAGCGCTGCGTGATGCGAACCGCAGGAATTGGCTCTGGGAGCCGCTTGGGTGGCCCGGCGACTCAGACTGAGGAGAGCCTCCCGAAGCCTCGCCAGGGACGAGCCTCGGAAGCCTCGCGGCCATCTGTGAGGAGGTCTGAGGTATGAGGGTACTCATCTACAGCGGTCCCCGGCCTGTGCATCTGCTGAAGAGCGGCGCATGGCTTGAGCCGGGAAGAAACGAGCTAACCGACGATGCTGCGGAGGCGATTCTGAAGTCTGGTCTCTCGGTGCGTGAAGTGTTTGAGGGTGAGTCGAAAGAGAAACCGGAAGCGAACATAAACGACTCCGGGGATTCTCCTTCGTTCGCTCGGAAGAAAAAGAAGGCAGTAAAGAAAGGGGGGGCTGAATAATGACTGACTTTGTTGTTGGTAAAGAGTCCATTGCCGCAGCCAAGATCGGAGCAACCTGGGACACGCCTGTGTTGTGTACCATCGGTGACGGGTTCGAGTTTCTGAGCGAAAGCGTCTCGACAGATTCTCAGTATGTTGAGAACGACCAGATCCAAGGACAGCCGCAAAAGGTTGTTGGAACGAGTGGGAACAAGTTCTACGGTGGCGATGTTCCCATGATTATGATGTATGAGGGTCTCGAGAAATTCATCGCTAACGCGATGGGTGTTGGTGCTACTCCTTCTCAGGTCAGCACTGACGATGCTTATCTTCATACTTTCAGGATCAGCGTTCCGTCTGCGAAGGTTGGGAAGTTTCTGACTCTCATCTTCGAGAAGGGTCCGGAAGTCTGGGAGTATGCTTCCGAGAAAACCAACAGTTTCACGTTCGATGTTACCGGAAGCGATCAGCGGCTTGAATTTGGAATGAACGTCATTGCAAGCTCGCTTGCTCGTAACCTGACCGGGGTCGGAACAAATAACGCGACGACCATCGGCGCTATCACGCTTCCGACCAATCGTGACATCGTGAAGTTTTCGCAGGCGACTTGCAGCGTTAATGCTCAGGGCGGTGCTGACTTCGCAAGCTCCACGGATCTCGTTTACATCAATGAGTTCCACTGTGAAATGACAAACAACTATCCCACCGATGATGTAACGAGTCGTGGGGGATCCTTGATTGACGAGCCGCTTCAGGATGATTGGAGTGTCGTGACTGGGAGCCTTGTGTTCTCCAAGTTCCACAATGAAGTACCTGGCGGAAACATGGCGCTTCTGACTGCGGCTGACGCAAAGACACCGCAGAAGATGAAGATGTCCTTTGTGGGTCCGATTGCGGATGGGACCACCAACTTTCAGCTTGACCTGTGGTTCCCTCTCTATCGAAGGCCCGGGAAGGGTTGGAACCACGCTCGACTTTGAATCATTCAAGGCAGCGTCCGATCCTACAGGTTTCCCCACTGGGGCGAGCCTGTTCACCATTGAACTGACGAACCAAAACGCCGTAAGCGCTCTGGCGTAAACCTGTCGTGTGGGTGGGGAATCATCCTCACCCACAACACACACGAGGAACATTACATGAGTGAAGACGGGCCGTTTCTGTTCGAGGCTTACGGGAATCCTGACAACGATGAAGGGAACTGGGTTGTGTATCAGAAGGAAGGGGATATCCAGTTCCGAGTTAGACAGATTCCCGATAAGGTAGATGCGCAGATGCAGAAGAAAGTCACGGGACGGAGAATCCAGACTGTGAAGTTTCGACGCGGAGTGTCGGAGTCTGATGTAGACCTTGACGAGTCTGCGGCTCTTGCTGTCGAGCGTGCGCGGTACGCTTTGCTTGATAGCAAAAATCTGAAGATCGTTGCGCGTGACGAGGAAGGCGCTTCGGACATCACGAAGGCTCTCGGTGCTCCGGTGAAGATCGGCGAGCAGGTTTGCCTTGACGGACATTGGACGCAGGCAGTCAAGGACTACGTGTTCGAGCGATTCGGTGGCTTGTGTCCGTGGATTGTCGAGGCATCGAACCGTCAGCGGATGCGCTCGTCTGAGGAAGAACAGGCGCTAGCGGGAAACTGATCGAGCGGCTCGAATTCCGAATCCTCTACGGCAAGGTAACGGAGGAACGATGTAGGGCTTGCAGGGTTCGCGGAGGATGGATCGTAAGTGATGACGATAAGGGCAAGGAAGCGAAACTCTTTTCGAAGGCTCTCGACAGGAAGGTATCCCCTGGCGAAGTCCTTGACGAGGATGCGTGTGTGCATGAAAACGAGCTTGGGCGCTTGCA